GTTTAATAGAAATGCAGTTAAAATACATATTTACATTGTCTGGATGTGGTTGCCATACCCTCAGATGCAGGGGTGTATCTGTGTCTGGCAGTGAAAGTATTTCAGCTTCCATTGCTAGTTGTTCTGCCACCGTAATGTCAAACAACTCCTCACACTTAACACGCGTTTCCATGGAAGGCGCTGAGGGCGTCCTCCAATTTTCTAGGCAATAGGTCAATCTCTGACGTTCAAAAGAGTCAAAAGCATTACTCTGTAGCAGTTTCCCAATCACAGCACCCTTGGTAAGTTCAATGAACCGCGAGGCCAAAGCCCACACAACGGGTGCACGTGGAGTTTCACATGCTATAGACAACGCTTTACACCTTAAGAACCTGCGCCGGAGATTCTCCTTCATGCCGTGGTAACGGGCGTCCATCCATCCAAACTTGAGGACAGTCTTGCGAGGGTCTCTGAACATCTCACTAGGCGTGGCCCAGTGCATGCTCAGAAACCCCGCATCCCCAATACAAGTACATTCCTCTAGTTTAACAGTCAACCCCAGACCCTGCCATATCTTTATATTCATCATTCCCGCAATAACCCAGAAAATAGAATCATCACCCTCAACCTTCAGGGGCCCAAGAGTGGCATCAGATTTGAGAGCCACAAATCTAATGCAGGCGGCATTACAGAAAGAATTAAGTGCTGAGGTGATGAATTCGCCGGACATGAGCGTACACAAGATATACACCATGAAACCGCGAAAATTAATCCGGTTAATGCCCATAATGTCCCGTCTAATAGTAGATACGAGATCAGGAAAGCCAAAAACGGTTGAAAGTACATGATCCACAAGGGGAACAAGAACAGCGTCAAACAATTCCCACACATACGAGCACTCATAAGCAGTATAATCGGACTTAAACAAATCCCCATCACTAATAGCTTGACCAAAAAGATCATCCAAGAGATTGGCTCTATCAGAGACAGGAGTGTGCTTAATAAAATCTGGATGGGAAAATACGAACTTGTCGAGGATGCTATACAAGGGTCCGAAGACAGCCTTATAAGTATCAGAGCGACTATAAATGCCTCTAGGATGCTTATACTCTGGGTAGGTCTCATATTTGATGAAGGCCTTGACTGTGGGATCATAATAATATGTTCGTTGGAATTCCTCATAAAGCTCGGTGAGACACTGTCTTCTTGAGGCGGGCTGCTCCCAGTTCTTGATGAAGGTCTCAAAACTGGTATCTCTATTGAATTCAGCCCTACCGAATTGTGGTAAATAGACGTTGGTGATGTACTCCTTGAGCTGGACAATAAGGGCTCGGGAGGCCTTGTGGGGTCGCTTGAAGATGCGGTTGTACACGGCATCCAAGACATTAGCATCTGCTGCAATGTCTGGTATTGTTGGTGCAGCTCCAACGATATGCGGTCCGAGATCCGTTGCCACATACCTTCTTCGCTTTCCCGGTTCTCGTTGTTTTCTCTCTGATTCCTCGACTCTGATCTTAGGTTTTGCCAGTTTAGTGGGGATTGGGACAGCATCTGCTCTGTAGCCGTACAAGGCCACGCCAGTAGCTGCTTTATTGCCCCGCATATTAGCAGCACTAGCGCGCATAGACTTTTTGACAGCCCGTAAGACCGGAAAAAAGCCCACCACTCCACTACATACAGGATTAGTGAGTAGGCGGGACCCGGTCTCGTAGACCTTCGCCGCTGCTTCCTGTAGGTATCGCTTATAAATACTGGGTGGCCCTGCAAGTTTAAACAGCGTCTTCTGTACATCTCTGACTCGACAAGACTACGTGCCACCAAATTAGTGGCTATATCCGCCATGCTATAATCTCCTTCGTGAGAATAAAGGTGAAAGGCACGAGACAACGCGGTTTCTACGTATTCAACGTCTTTAAGGACGCAGCCAGAGTTGATAACAGTTTTAAGAATCGTAGAGTTAACAACAAACCGGTTGATGGAGCGGCGTAGGACCAACCCTTTTTCGAGTTTCCCCACATCAACCCAGTATTGCTCTACTGTTACAATACGATACCTGCCTTCAAGAACGGCAGTATCGTGCTTGGCGAACTGTGCAGGCCTCTTCATAGGCACCACTTTCTCTTTGTGGAACAGTAACCTCACCAGTGTCTGGTTCAGGTC